GTAGTTCGTGTTGAGCGTCGTGTGCCCGGCCGGGTCGAGCTGGTTCAGCGCCTGCACCGTCACGCCGGTGACCGTGCCCGTCCCGGCCGCGGCCGGGATCCCGATGCCGACCTCGGCGAGGACGCCGGACACGTTGAAGATGCCAATCTCCCGCACGTCCGGCATCCGCGTGGACGCCGCGGTCAGCGCGCCGGGGACGATCGTGGCGATGATCCCCGCCGCCGCGCCGGTCGTCTTCGTGGTGCCCGCCTCGTAAATGTGGTCAGCCACCGGCGCGGTCCTCTCAGATCAGCATCGTTGTTTTCATGTGCCCGGCTTTCACGCCCGTGTGCACGTGCACCGGGATGCCCGCGGCAGCGCAGCGCAGGCAGAACGTCATGTCCTCGCCCATCAGCGCCAGCGGCGCGCCCACACTGGTTTCCCGGAACCACGGCGCCGCCGGGTCATTCGACGTTTTCCGCACCAGTTCCAGCGCGTCGCGGTGGATCAGCAGGCACGCCGCGCCCGTCGCCGACACGCGCATGACCGTGTTCTCCGGCCACGAGGAGTAGCGGCGGAACGCGAAATGGCCCTCCGCGGCCTCCGTCAGCTCGTACATGGTGGACTGCTTCACGCCGCGCTCCAGCGACCAGCACACCGCGCCCAGCACCGGGCACGACACCGGATCCGCCGCGCCGACCAGCCGGTCCACCGCGTCCGGGCCGAACACCATGTCCGTGTCCACCATGAACAGCCACGGCGCCGACTGGTTCCGCAGGAAGTCGTCACACAGCTTGTTCCGCGCCGTCGAGATGTTCGGCCCCGACTCCAGGGTCAGCACCGTGTCAATATGCGGCGCGCCGGTCATCACCACCGACAGCAGCGACGCGCAGAACTCCGCGCGCACCGTGCCGCCGTGGACGAACCCGATGACGGCGCGGTCAGCCGCCGGGGGTGACGTCATTGGGCCAGCCGGTGTCGCCGCCGCCGCCGGAGAACCCGGCCGGCACGTCGAAATCCCCGTACCCCTGCGGCGACATCAGCAGCCCCTCGATCTGCCGCTGCCGCGGCCCCACCGGGTACACCACCCCCGCGCCGGTCACCGCCCCGGCGGCCGCGGTCATCCCGGACAGGTCGTCGAGGGACGCCTGGATGTCGTACGGCGCGGGCCCGCGGCCGTGCGGGGTGACCGCCGCGTAATCCTCCGGCGAAGAGGGAGTGTCCGCCGGGGTGATGGGCGGCGGCCCGGAGGACTGGTGGACGTCCTGGTAGAACGGGCTCGACATGACGGCCCCTCTCAGTAGTTCCGCGGCGGGTCATAAAATGCGCCGGCCGGATCGGTGAGCCCCGGCCCGGCGGGCGGGTCCAGCGGCGAGGACGGGAAGGACATCAGGTCGCCGATCACGCTGCCCTGGGCGTAGGTGTCGCCCTGGTGCTCCCCGAACCGGGCCTCCGCCGCAGCCACCGCCGCGCCCACGCTGCCGCGCACGTCATCCCGGCCGCCCGGGTCCGCGTCCCCGCCGGTGAAGATCGGCGAGATGCTTCCCGCCTCGTACGGGTTGACGTTCGGCGCCGCCCACGGCGCCTCGGACACGTGGTTCGCGCCGGTCACCCCGCCCATCACCTGCGCGCCGGGGGTGTCCCGCGGCACCGGCGCGGCGGAGGGCAGCGGCGCGTTGCCCGCGGACTGGTCGCCGGTGAACGGCACCGGCGCGGGCCCGGCGTTCGGCGCGGCCGGTCCCTGGCCCGGCTCAGTGGGCGGCGTGTCCGGCTGCGTGAAACCCATGTCAGGCCCTCGTTCGCAGAAGAATCTTCGTTTTCGTCGCGTCCGCGACGGTCTGGGTGACCTTGAACCGGATCCACGGCGACACCACCGTGAACGCCGTCCCGGACGTCGGCGCGGTGTAGGCGAAATCCGCGTCGGCCGTCGAGCCGTCGAACGACCCGTCGATCGCCGCCGTGGACGTGCCGCCGGAGAACGCGAAGAACGGCACGATCTGCGAGAAACCGGTCGCCTCCAGCCACGGCCCCAGCAGCGGCGACGCCGCCACTGTCAGCACCGGCGACGTGTACTCCCACAGCACGTATCCCGGCGGCGTCGGCGACATCAGCCACTCCCCTTCGCCTGCCGCGCCCGCGGCTTCGGCGCCGGCGCCTCAGGCTCGGGCTCGGGCTCCTCTTCCTGGCCGGCCATCGGCTTGAACAGCAGGCCCGCGCCGGCGGCGTCCCGTTTGACCAGCTCATGCGAATCCGGCAGCACCTCACCTTTGCCGACCGCCACCGCCGCGCCGCTCTCCAGATCCGCGGAGAACGCCTCCTGTGCCACGTAGAACTTCACGCCCGCCACCTCAGATCGTCGCCGGGTAGGCCGTCAGGTAGCCCGCGAGGACCGCCGTGATCTGCCCCGCGGACGCGGACAGGGGCGTTGTGGACCAGTACGACGCCGGGGTCTGCAGGAACGCCTGGCCCGTCACGCTGTCATGGTTCGCGCCCTGGATCACCGTGATCTCCTGGTTGGCGACCGTGTCGTGGTAGGTGAACTGCACCAGCGCATACCGGGCAGCCATCGGCCCTCCTTATCCTGACTTGGCGGCCCCGGGAGAGATGCGACTCGGCCGGGGCCACCAGCGCCTTTACAGGCTGCGCAGCACCTGCGCGGCCAGATCCGGGTAACGCCGCACCCAGTAGTTCATGATGTCGTCCACCCGCTGGCCCGCAGGTTGCGCCTTCGCCCACAGTTCAAGGTTGCTGAGCCGGTTGTCATCCCGGATGCCGTTCTTGTGATGGACGTTCTCATCGGGCCACAGGGGGCGGCCGAGGTGCCGCTCCATCACGTAGCGGTGCTCTTGTATGCGCTCGCCGTCGACCGTCACCAGCCGGTAGCCCTGCTTGTCTAGGTGACCTTCGCCGTTGGCGGCCCGCATCAGTTCCGCAGGGCCGACATCGCCGTAGACGCGCTGGCGCTGGTAGTGGAGCTGGCACAGGCCGTTGGCGTCATAGACCCGGTCGCAGCCTTCGACGCTGCACCGCCGGGCGTCGCGGAGTTCCTTCTCTTTGTCCAGCCGCCTGCGCTTCATGTAGTGCGGGCGGCAGAGGCCATCGAGGATCGCCAGCAATGTGCAGCCTGCGCGGCGGCACTGCTTGGAACCGTTCCGGACGGCGCGGTCCTGCTGGTAATGCCTGCCGCACATCCCGCGAGCCTGGACCCTGGTAGTGCAGCCTTCCACTGAACACGTACGATCTGCCATGTCGGCACTCCTGTCATGAGTGCCCGGCCGCGCCCCGGGGATGCCTTGCTCATCCGCCGGGGCTTCGCGCTTCTCCGGGCGATTCCCTCCAGTCTAGCTGAACATAAACCAGAATGCAGAAAAACCCGAAAGGGCCAGGTCAGAGGCCCTTCATCACCCGAAACGCGTTGACCGTAGACAGGGCCGAACCAACTCGCCAGAACATAAACCACAATCTGTTACCACCCGCCGCACGGGACGGGCGGGCCGGTCATCTCTGCCGGCCTCTGCATCTTTGCCATCGGTGCAGATCGGACTGTAACTTCATCTGCGGTCCATCGCCCCCGGTGCACTCGGGGCGAGTCCCATCACACAGATGCCACACGCTCAGTCTCTACGGAACCCTGCAGTGCGAGGTTTCCACGGTATTCCCCGGGGTTCTGGTGGGGTTCACCGTTACGGTGCGGTTTTCACTGACAGATCGCTCTGTCAGGCGGCCAGTGCGAAATCGCGTCGACCGGCTTGCCCTGCGGGAAGGATGCCACCCGTGCCCTTGACGAGCGGCTCGTAGATCATCGACACGCCCACGCGGTCGACGATGATGAACTGGCCGAAGTCCCCGAAGATCGCCTCCAGGGAACCGACCGCCTTTGTCGCCGACATGGACGACGACTCATAGATCGGCGCGCCGAGCAGCGTCTCCGGCTGGCCCTTGCCCAGGTTCGTCCAGAACGAGGAGCCGCCCGCCGTGTCCAGCTGCCGGAACGCGTTGATGATCGCGACGTTCGCCACCCACGAGCAGCCCGGCGCGTTGCGGAACCGCGGCGGGAGGGCCTGCTGCGTGTTGTACACATCGGAGACGGCGATCACCAGGGTCGTGCCCGTGGTGACCACTGTCGTGGCGCCGGAGACTACGCCGGTGCCGGGGTAGGAACCGCCCGCGACGGAAAAGGCATTCTCTTCCAAGCGATCTTTCGCATCTGCGAGAAGCGCCGGAAGCTGCTGGCCGAAATCGGTGTCCTCCAAGCGTTTTTGTTACCGCCGCCACTGGGGACGGCGGGCCGCATCATTTCTGTGCGGCTCTGCACCTTTGCCATCGGTGCAGACCGGACTATAACTTCATCTCCAGCCCCGCCAGCTATACCGGCTGGCTGCGGCTATCGGAGATGCTGCGCGTTTAGTCTCTACGGAGTCCCCGGTACGGGTTCCCTCGGTATTCCCCATGTTCTTGGCGGGGTTCACCGATACAGCGCAGTGTGCACTAACCGGTCGCCCGGCTAGGCGGCCTGATCGACCTCATAGGACCCGAACACCCACGCCGCAGCCTTGGCGGGGGTGACCACGATGTTGGCGACGGTGGGGGAGTTGTCGGAGACTATCGTGCCTTCAGTCAGCCACGCCGCGTTGACACCCGCGGAGTTCACGCCGTTCCACGTGTTGCTGGTCGTGGTCTTGACGTTGCTGATCCGCCGCCACGGGTTCGCCGACGACGCGTTCGTGAGAATGATGGTTGGCGTTTTGTTACCCGCACGTCAGGGCGCGCGGGGCCAGGTCGTTTCCGCCTGGCTCTGCACCTTTGCCATCGGTGCAGACCGGACTATATCTTCACCTGCGACCATCGCCCGGATACACCGTCCGGGCGGGGTTGACGCAGGGCCTCGCGTGTAGTCTCTACGGACTCCCCGGTGCGGGTTGCCTCGGTATTCCCCGGGAATCTGGAGGGGTTCACCGATACAGCGTGGTTTTCACTAGCCCCTCGCGGGACTAGGCGACCGCGTGATCGAGCACGAAGGGCAGCAAGTACCCACCGTTTGCCAGGGACAGGGACAGCGCGGTGCGCTGCGCCTCCCCCTGCGGGTCGGCGAGGTAGGCGCGGAACGCCTCCTGGTACTCCTGGCCGCCGGTGAGCAGCACATGCTCCCCGACGCCCTTGTCCAGCTGCGCCTTGCGGGTGACCTCTTCGGCGAAATCATGGCCCAGGTTGCCCCGCTTGGCTTCGAGTTCCACCGCGTCGAGGGCGCGCTCCCGGATCTCCGACCTTTGCATCAGCAGGTGGTTGTCCGGCAGCCGCACCGCCGCCACGCCCTCATACGGGTCACGGTTGGTGCGCACCACCAGGTCCGGGGAGTTCCACTTCCGGGCGCCGTACCCGCCGTCGCCGTTGTCCTGCCCGGGGGGGCGTTCCAGGTTTCCCGGGTCGGCGGCGGTGCGGGTGATGCCGCGGATCCGCTCCATCCGCTCGATGATCGGCTTGGACTCGCCGTCCAGTTCCTCCCACCGGGCTACCAGGGTGTCCCGCAGGTCACCGTCGGTCTCCTCGGTGATGGACTCGTCGTCCTCCATCTTCTGCAGCTCGGACTTGATCCGGGCCATCTCGTCCATTTTCTCTTTCAGCGTGGGCATGCCACGCTCCTTCCGGTCTGGTTACCAGACCAGCCCGGCCCGCTCCCGCACCTCCTTCGAGCGCAGCAGGAACAGGGCGTGCTGGTGATACCGGGCCGAGTGCCCCTCCTGCACGGGGGGCGGCTCACCGGCGGCGGCTTCCCCATCGGCGGGAAGTGCCAGTGACTCCTGCTCGTCCGGCTCCCAGGTCCCGGGAGTGAACATGCGGACGCCGTTGATCTCGGCGCCCTCATAGGCGGGGAACAGCACCGGGCCGAACTCGCGCAGGCCCAGCTCCATCCGCCGCACCACCGGCAGCGGCTCACTGCGGTGCCGCCCGTAATGCGCGCGGTGCGGGTCGGAGCGGATGATCCGGCCGGTGAACGACATCGCCGTCACCGCCCCGGACTTCACCAGCTCCAGAACCTCCTCCGCCAGCGGAGTGGCGTTGAACCGGCTCCGCGTCAAAAGCCCCCGCGCCGTGGCCTCGATCGAGACCGGCGTCGCGACGGGCATGGCGAACCGGGGCTCCAGGGCCCCGTCCATGTTGCGGCCGTGGTTGAACATCACCTTCACCGCGCCGAACCCCGCCCGCGCCCGCTTCACGTCGGCGAGGCGCTTGTTGAACGCGGACGGCTCGATCACCTCCAGGTAGTCGCCCTGGCCGTCGCTGATCGGCGTCTCGGTGGAGAACACCGCCGCGAACGCTTCCATCGTCCGCCCGTCGCCGCCGTCCGCGGACCGGACGATGTGCAGGTCCTCCAGCGGGTAGTCGCGCATCAGCTCCGCCCGCGACGCGCTCGAGGAACTGGACTCGCCGGCGACGTCGATGCCGAACTTTTTGCACGCCGCGACGATCCGCGCCTTCACCTCGGACAAGGTGACCCCGTTCATCGGGTACATGGCGGCGTTCTTCGGCATCGAGATGTAGGCCAGCGCCGCGCGGGCGTGCGCCTCATTGTCGATGGGGTACTTGCCGTTCTTCGGGTCCGCATACGTCACGTTGCCGTACGGCTTCTTCGAGTCCGCCCGTGCCGTGTCCGTCATGTCAGACCTTCCTGCCTTGTGTTCCATCGCCGCATGCGTCGCGGGGTAGAAGCCGAGGGCCGCTTTATGAGCCAAATTGCAGTACCCTTTTGGGTCGCGGATGTACTTGCCCAGGTGCTCCACGCACCTCGAAAAATCGTTCGGCTCCCCCCAGCGGATCTTCGCCGCGCCCTCCCCGTGCACCCAGTACTCATGCAGCCGCTCGGTGCCGCGCGCCCCGCCCGGGGTCAGTTCAGCCATAGCCGTTCGACCTCCGCGCCGACGCCGGCACCGGCCCGGGCCTGGTGTTGTTCCCGCCGTCCCCCGGGGACGTGGACCCGACGGGGAGGCGGCCGAGGGTCGGCGGCAGCGGCGTAGCGGTCGCGCCCGGCTGCGTCTGCGGCAGGAGATGCTGCACGGCCGGGCCGCCACCCGGCGTCCCCATGCCGCCCGCCTGCAGCTGGGACAGGTCCATCGCGTCCACCGCCGCCACCGCCGACTCATGCGTGTAACCGGCCTGCACCAGCGCCAAAAGCGCCTGCGCCTTCACCAGGGCCGTCTGCCCGCGTTCCATCTCCCCGTCCTGCAGCGCGGCGATGTCCCCGGTGTCGAACCACAGCCGGTTCCCCCCCGGCACGTCCAGGATCTGCTCCAGCGCGCCGCACACGCTGCGCCACTGCGGCCGCGCCCACAGGTTGGCGAACTTCTGCATCGACTCCTGGTAGCCGCGGCCCGCGCCGCGCAGCGGCTCCAGGCCCACGAGCACTGCGGGCACCTGGGAGGCGGCGAGGATCCGCTCCGTGCCCGCCTGCATCACGTTCGTGAAATCCATTTGCGAAAAAGAATTTCCTATTACCGTGGCATCGGCGCCTTGATCCAAAACGAGCGTTTTAAAAGCGTTTTGCGGGCCTGCGTACCGCGCGGCCATCCGCTCCCGGATCGCGTCCACCGTCCCCGGCGCCAGCTTCTGGGTATACCGGATCAGCATGTTCGGGCTGGCCGCGTTCGCCAGGTACTTGATCTTGTACTGGGTCATGCCGTCGTCGCCCTGGACGTCGCGCACCACCGGGGTCAGCCACGACATCCCGCGGAAGTCGGCTTGGGGATCGGGCAGCGGGGCCCAATGGACGACTTCGGCGGCGGGGATGTAGAATCCGCGGCCCTGCCCCATCACCCCGCGCGGCGGCTCCCACCAATAGCCCACCTTGCGCCGGTACTGGCCCCCGCCGCCCACCGGCACCAGCTCGGAGATGATCGTCGTCCAGTCCGGCCGCAACCGGACCAGCCGGTCCTCCCCCGGCGCGTCCCACGTGAACGAATTACCCGCCCACCCCGCGTCCTGCTCCATCCGCGCCAGAAGCTGCTGCGTCGTGCTGCCCGGGCCGAACGGCTGCTCCACCTTCACCAGCGACGTGTTCCCGAACAGGTGCTTGTCGTCCTTCGCCTGATATTGCAGAACCGCCTCGGCGAACAGCGACATCCGCACATACTGCGCCGCGAACACCACCGCGCTGCTGCCGTGCGCCGACTGCGCCCACGCCGCCCACTGCGGCAGCACCGCCTCCCGGTCCGGGCCGCCGTACGACGTCGTCAGCACCGCCGCGCCCGACGCCATGCCCTCCCAATAGCCGCTGTCTCTGTGAATCAGCCGGTCGAGCAGCCTCACGAGGCGTCCCGGGCGCGCTCAAGAATCTCCGCCAAAGTGCCACCGCGGCCCAGCGCCGAGACCGCCACCGCCGGGCCGCGGCCGTCATCGCGCAGCAGGCCCCACGCCACCGCCGCCGCGCCCTCCGCGATCAGCACCACACCCAGGCACCACACGCCCACCAGGAAGCCGCCCACCAGCGCGCAGGCCGCGCCCAGTGCGCACGCGGCCACCGATGTGCGCACAACCGCCTCCTAGATCACCCAGACACCCGGTGTGGCCAGTTCCTCCCACCGGCGGAACGCCCAGCACGCCAACGTCGCCGCCACCAAAGGCGACTGATCCACCACCAGCCGCCGCTCCCACGCCTGCGCGCCCGCCAAAGGCCGCTGCTGCGACGCCCGCACCGCCAAAGTCAAAGGCCGCTGATCCAGGTGCACCAGCCGCCCGTCGTTCACCAAATCCAGGAACTCGCCATGCGCGACCACCACATCCGCGGTCGCCGGCTCCATCACGAACACCCCCGCGTCCGCCAGCGGCCGCAGCAGCGTCGCCGCCTGCGACCGCGGATCGATCACCACCGCCACCGGGTCATGCTTCACCGCCAGCTCCCGCAAACGCTCCACCGCGCCGCGCGGATGGTCATACCACACCAGGTCCACCACCAGCCGCGCGCCGTCCTTCTCACGCCCGCTGGCAGCCACCGCGGCCTTGCGCCGGTCCTCGCTGATCTCACACGCGAACGCCACCTCGCCGCTCACATCGTCATCCAGGATGACGTGAGATCATCGGCGGCATGATGACGCCTTCTCAATGCAAGATCGCGCTCCAGAACCTGCAATTCCTGAAGGTCCCCGACGCCGCGACAATCCTCGGCCTCGATGTTCGCAGCCTGCGCCGGGCCATCGAAGCCGGCCAAATACCCGCAACCAAGGTGGGCGCCCAAACACTTATCCCGACGGCGTGGCTGCGCCAGCAAGCCATGATCGACAGTTAGGCCGCTCACATCCGCGCCCCCGGCGCCGCGCACGCCGTCCACGCGTCCTTCGAGATCGTCGTCCACTCCCCCGCGCCCGCCACCGGGTAATCGCCCACCGACAGCCGCTCCCGCGCGAACACCTCCGGCGCCAGCGCCGCCCGCTCCCGCACGATGTAATCCGGCGGAATCCGGATCCCCAGCCCCGGATTCGACAGCGCCCACGCCCCCGGGTCCGCCGCCTCATACGCGGCCTCATCCACCGACCACTCCAGGAACGCCAGCGACGGGTCACCCGCGATCCCCCGCGCCCGCACCCGCCCCAGCTGGATGCTGTCCGGATTCCCCGCCGTCGAGGTGTACCACACCTGCGGATCCGGCCGCGCGGTCAGCGTCGGCAGCAGCGCCGCCATCTCCTGATCCCCCAGCTTGTACGCCTCGTCCAGGATCACCAGATCCGAGGTGAACCCCCGCCCCGACCCGCTCGAGCGCGCCACGAACCGCAGCCGCTTCCCGTTCTTCAGCTCGATCGCCTCAGCGCCCGCCGCCGTCCGGATCCGCGCGATCTTCCGCTCGAACTCCGGATGATCCTCCACCAGCGACCGGATCCGCAGAAACGCCTCCGCCGCCGTCTTGAACTCATGCGCCGAATGCAGGATCAGCCGCACATCCGGGAACAGGAACAGCGCCGCCAGCTCCAGCGCCTCCAGCACCGTCCCCTTGCCGTTCTGCCGCGCCACGATCAGGCACACCTCGAACGCCGCCCACCGGTCCCCGCGGCGCCGCAGGCCCTGCCGGATCACCAGCTCCTGCCACGGGTCCAGCAGCAGCCCCGCCCGCGCCGCCAGCTTCAGCGCCCGCTCCCCCGACCGGCCGTCATCGAACTCCGGCGCCGTGCACAGCCGCGGAACCTGGCTGCCCAGCAGTCCGGCGGGCGGCCAGCTCGTCAGCAGCGAGGTCATCGATCGCGTCCCTCTCCGGCCGTTTCTGCTCCGCCGCCGTCCGCAAATCGTCCAGAATCAGCCGCAACTGCCCCGCCGCAGCGGCCGCGGCCACCGCACCGCGCGCCGTGTCGATCTGCCGCGCCAAAGACACCGCCAGCGCCGCCAGGCCCTCCGAGGCCACCGAGCAGCGCAGCCGGCGCAGTTCAGCGCGGGTGGCGCGCTCCACGCCACCGGCCCGGCGGACGGTCACAGACGGTCACCATCCTCGGCTGGGAGGGCCTAAATTTGGCGTGTGAAAATTAGCGAAGGCTGCGGGGTCATGGGCTGGCCCTCCGTGCGGAACCGCGACCCGTCTGACCTGCGGAGATCCTAGAAATGTCCGGTTTGACCATGGTGGAGGGCCCAAGGAGGGCCAGGTAGCACCCTCCGCCGTGGTCACGCATGGTAACCATCCTCATGGTCACCATCCACCGCCATGGTCACCGTCACCAGCGCCGGGACTGGGACCATCCGCTCGCCATGCCGCGCAGCCGGTTGCCCATCCTCGCGCCAGCGGCGCGGTTGCAGCGCGCATGGGCAAGGCGGGTGACCTGCGGGCCGCCGAACACGCGGCCCGGGTAATGGTCGAGCTCCAGCGCCTGGCCGCGGAACATGCCACGGCCGCAGTACGGGCACGGTTCGCCGTCACGCAGCGCCGCCATCTTGCCGCGCCTGTCCCGCACATGAGACCAGCCGAGACCCCGCTGCGTCGTGGTGCCCTTCCAGCGTGCCATTGTGGTTATGCGGGCGGCGGGACAGCGGCTTCCTCGGCGGCGGTGGCGCTGCCCAGGTCCGCCACGGCGGCCTTCAGCCCGGTCAGGTCGGCCGGGGTCACCGTGCCACCGGCGGCGAGCTTCGCCTCCAGGTCCGCGATAGCCGCGCTGATCGCGGCGGTGGCCGTGTTCAGGCGGGCGACGTCGGCTTCGATCTCCTGCGCGGCGGCGTTGATGTCGTCCTGCTGGGTCATGAGGATGTCCACCTTTTTGGCGAGGAGCTGGAGCTGCTGCTGGAGATCGCGGTTGGTGACGATACCGAAGATGGGCACCGGGCCCTCCCGGGCATGGGAAAGGCCGCGCGCCCGTGTCCGGGCATGCAGCGGCTACGGGTAACGTACCGTAACCTCCGCGCGAATGGAATCAGCGCGGCGTGGAGTTTCATCAGTTCGGCCGCGTCGTAGGCGGCGGCGGGTTTGCCGGAGCGGCCGGTGTGCCTGCGGCCGGCGGGTTCCCAGTGCAGCGCGCGGACGATGGCGCGCAGTTCCCGCTCGGACAGGGGCGGCGACAAAATCTCGCTTGCCTCGGCCAGGGTGAGGGTGACCGCCGCGCGCATGCAGCCTATGGTGCACGATGGCACCAGGGTTCATGGGGTAGTTTCCAGTTGCGCGTATTCGTTGGTGCCGTCGGCCCAGGCGATCATGGCCTCCCCGTTGACGCTCTGGCTGAGGAGGCCTTCGGGGTGCTGGCCGTTGGCGTCCCAGCACGCGCCGTAGCGCAGGCAGGTGACGCGGCCGGAGCGGGGAAACAGGCGCAGCATCTGGGTGCCGCAGTACCGGCAAGCGACGCCGGACACCTTCTGGCACGGCTCCAGCAGGTCGACCGGCGGCAGCTGGTCGATGGGCCGCGCGAGCCGGTCCACGTACCGGGCCGCGCGGTGGGCGTCCTCTTCGGGGACGCCGTGGCCGAGGCTGGCCACCGCGTCGAGGGCGAGGTAGGTGTTGGCGGTGGACCCGCCGCGCCTGCGCCCGGGCCGGCCGGTGACCGCGTACCGGAGGGTGGCCTCGAGGCGGCGGGCGCCTTCGTGGGCGTCGAGGAGGGCGTGGGCGGCGGCGGCGTTCCACGGCGGCCGGGAGCCCAGCTGACTGTGGCACGGTTCGCGGCCGCCCACGTCGGGTTCGGCGGTGAGCGCGGCGGCGAGGGGCAGCCGGGCGGCGAGCGCCGCGCACGCCTCCGGCAGCGCGGTCATGTGATCCCCAGTACGTGTTCGGCGGTGGTCCAGTCGGCGGCGATGGCGATCTGGGCCGCATGCAATCGCTGTTCGGCTTCCGCGCCATTAGCGGCGCAGACCCAGTCGTGGAGCTTGTTTTCCACAGCGTCTTTCGGGTTGGGGATCGCGCCCACCTCGGGCCACAGATTGCTCGCGTCGTTGGCGCCACCCAGCTCGAGGCTGATGAGGTGGTCGAGTTCGGACGGCGCGCCGGGGATCACGGCCAGGCCGTACGCGGGGTAGGCGACGTGGTACTTGAACGCCGTGGTCTGGGAGGACGGCGGCCGGTAGGACGCGGTGGAGTAGCCGGGCGCGCAGAGGATCGCGGCGGTGACGGCGGGGTCGTAGGCGCCGGGAGTGCAGGCGGGGTCGGGGAGCTGCCCGCGGGCATGGCAGGGCCCCACGAGGGTGCCGGTGACGCGCCCGGGGTCGTGGACCTGTTTCAGCGGCGGCGCGGTGGTGAGGGGGGTGGGGCTGGGCACGGCCCGGGTGGCGCTGGGCGTGACGCTGCGCGGCGCGCTGGGCGTGGCCGTGGTCACGGGCACGGCGGGGGTGCAGGCGGCGGCGCAGAGCGCTACAGCGGCGAGGAGACTACGGCGCACCGGCGGCCTCCTCGCAGTCGGCGGGAGCTATCGCGGCGGCCATGGCCCGCAGGACCTTGGCCGCATCGGTGAGTTTCATTCCGCTGAGCCGGGATGCCTCGCGCATGAACTGCCGGCCGATGCGCTCGCGCTCGGCGGCGGCCAGGTGCGGCGCGGCGGCTTCGAGCACTTTGTCAGCCACGTTGTCCCAGGTGTAGGTGTCGGTGGGCTCGCCGTACCGGGCAGCGTAGGCCGCGTCGATGGCGGCCTGTTTGTGGTCCACGTCAGTCACGGACGGCCTCCTTCGGTGCGGCATCAAGCAGGAGGGCCCGGGTGCGCTGGTCGCATTCCCGGCACAGCAGGCGCGTCTTGTGCTCCCGGACCTGGCTGGCAGTGATGCCGGGGCAGCCGATCAGGAAGTGCCGGTCGATGCTGTGAACGATCTGGTCAGAGGTGTACATCACGGGTCTCCTCTCATGCCGGCGCGGGCCCGCGCCGCAGCAGCGGCCTGCCTGTGGTCCATCACGCGCTCAGGTCTCATCGCGGATGCGCGCGGCGATGGACTGGTATTCGGCGGCGAGGCCGTCGAGGCGGGTGCGGTACCGCGCCCACGCGGCGTCGACTTCCTGGCGGTAGTCGCGGCCGGCTTCGTCGTGGGCCTGGTTGTACCAGCCGGTGAGCGCGTCTTCCTGCGTGCCGCGTCCGGTCACGGTGTCAGTCACGGGTCTCCTGTCGCGGTGAATCGGTCCCAGTACGACGGCGCGGCCTTGGGATGGCACTTGGGGCAGCG